CCAAGGGTGACCTGCTGGCCGCCTGTGGCGCCAATGGCCCCCACTCGGCGACGTTCCGACAAAGGGGCACTATCAACACCGGATGGCGGGTGACCACCTACGACAAGAACAAGGCCTCCGGGATCACGCAAACCAAAATCCGCAACGCCACCCAGTACATCAACACCCCCCACGGCGCCGACGCCATCAGCCGCCTGCGCGAAGCCGGCGAAACCGTGGACCAACTCCTCCCCGTGGCGGGGCGCATCGTCGGCTACGGCAGCCAGACCCGCATCCGCACCGAACGGGAGTTCGGACTGCAGCGCCGCCCGGGCCAGCAGGAACGCAACCAGGCCGCATCTGCCAAGGTTCCAAGCGTTGAGCAGGTTGCGGCCACCACGTGGGCCATGGGCTCGCCAGCCAGCCAGACCGCTGTGGAGCTGTCGCCACCCTACGTGTCCGATGATCGAATCATCGCCACCGGCAACCCGCCCACCTATTCCGTGGTCCCCGGCGATGCGCAGGCCGAGGCCCTCACCTACGGGCAAGGCGAGAACCGCCTGCTCCTGGGCAACCGCAATGGCCAGGGACTGCAGCTGCACCCGCTTGATCTGCCCGCCAAGCCGTTCAGCCCTCTCTACGTGCGCGTGAACGGCTGCACGGCCTGCTACCGCACCAACGGCAGCACATGGACGCTGGCGGCCGATGGCACCCGCTGCAGCACCGACGCCCTGTTCTGGGCCGCCGTGGATGGCACCACCGCCGCGGCATGGTTCCCGCTGCTTCCAGGCATCACCACCCTGCCATCGGCGGCGGCCGTGACCACCAACGCCAACCCGAGGCCGCCGAACCACATGGCCATCCCCGGAGGCTTCAACCCGCTGGCCCCGGATCTCACCGCCCTGTTTGCTGCCCTACCCACCGGCCTGGCGCCAGTGCCGCGAGCGACCATCAATCCGACCCGCTTCGTGGTGCCCTACAACGTCACCCTGACGGTCCGTGGTGGCGTGCGTGTGGGCGCCAGGGTGCGCATCCAGACGTGGCTGCCAGTGTCGCTCCAGCTGGCCGGCGGCGTGCGCGTCGGCGCGGTGGGTCGAGTCGTCAACATGATCGGAACCAACAGCGGCGCGGTGCTGGCCCCGCAGGCTGCCACGCTGACCCAAGTGGGAGGCTTCGGCAATCAGGCTGCGCTGATCCTGCACTTCGACGGTTCCAGCTTCGTTGACAGCAGCACCAACGGCTACACGGTCACCGCCAGCGGCAATGCTGCGCTCAGTGCCACCCAATTCAAATTCGGCGACAAGTCGGCCGGGTTCGACGGGTTCGACGGGTTCGTGGAGGCCACTGGCGCCGAGCTGGCGCTCAGCGTCGGCAACTGGACCGTGCAGGCTTGGATCTGGATGGAGGCCGGCAATACTGATGAGCGCTGCATCCTGCAATTCGGCAGCAATTACACCGCTGGGCTTTACATCTATCCAAGCGGTGGCGATAACCTTGTAGCGTGGCTGGATGACTCCCTGACCTTCGCGGCGCTCAGCGATCCGATCCCCGATGAAACATGGGTGCATGTACTGGCCAGCAAGAGCGGCAATACCGTGCGCGTCTTCGTCAATGGCGTAAAAACCAGCAGCGATTACACCATCACCGGGTCGACCGCTACGTCCAACATCACCAGCACAAACCTCAGGGTTGGCGGCTCCGATGATTACGTGGCCATCTTCAACGGCTACATCGATGACGTGGTGGTCGAGCCCGGCAGGGTGGTGGACGCCAACTTCACGCCGCCCACTGCAGCATACCCGAACCCATGACAACCGTTACCACGACCTGCGGCTTCGTGCCGTTCCATGCCTTTCTGCCGGCCGCACTGAGCCGCGGCATCCATGCGCTTGGGGTCCACTCCATTAAGGCCGCCCTGGCTACGAATGTGCCACTTATCCAAACTCATGCCGTGCTGGCGGATGTCGTGCAAGTGGCCAACGGCAACGGCTACACCACCGGCGGCGTGTCCGTGAGCGTCACCGAGCCCGCAGCATGGCTGGGTGGGACCTATAGGTTCATGCCATCGTTTATTCCTACCCTCTCCGCAACTGGCAGCGGTTTTTCGTTTAAGTCAATCGTCTTCTACAACAACACCGCCATCGCCAAGAACCTAATCGGCTGCCTGTTCAGCAGCGCCGCTGGCCAGGTGTCCATCACCAACGTGGCCCAGACCACGACCACCGCAACGATCACGGTCAACGCACACGGCCTGGCCAATGGCGATACGGTCGTGATCGATCAGCTACCCGACGCCTGGATGAATGGCACCTTTGTGGTTGCTGGCGTGACGACCAACACCTTCACGATCACCGTTCCGAACAGCACCACCGTGGCCAGCAAGGCTGTGACGACCGGAAAGCTCATCAAGCCAGAGACCGTAACGGTCGGCGCCGGAGGCGTGTACAACGTGGCCTTTAATCCAGTGCTCGGCGCGTTCAGCGCATCGTTGAAGGGGGTGGTCCTGTGACGTTGGCGATGCAGTGGAGTAACGCGGAGCTCGCCCGCGTTCACGCCGTCTCCTATCAGGGCCGCCGGGCTCGCCTGTGCCTGGCAATCAACTCGGCCGCGCTCACGAAGGAGTCGACCACGGCCCAGTGGGATGCGGTGGAGATCACCAGCCAGGCTGCCGACGGCTACGCCAGGGTGGTGTGGACGCTTCCCGCAAGCGCCTACAGCGCCGCGCTGGGCATGGCGCAGGGGGCTGGGCACCTGGCCACATTCCAGGGCACAGAGAACGGGCTGGGGCTCACGTTTGACACCGCCTACCTCGTGCTCGGCACCCTGAGCGGTGGCGTCACCACCTGGGACACCCATGTGGCCGGGATCCTGCCGGTCCCCCCGGCAAACCAGGCCATCAGCCCCGGGCAGCCGATCAGTTTTGAGGTATTCAGTCTCGTGGACGACATTGCCACGGTGGCGTGATGCGCATCGAGGTTCGCTCCCCGGCCGAGGTTGCAGAGGTCTCCCTGGCGCTGCAGGCGGCCAATCAGCAGCGACTGGCGGATAGACAGGCCGATGGATGGGCAGAGCGAGACGCCAGCCGGCTCGCTGAGCGTGCTCGGACGCTGGTGGACAGTCCTGCCAGCCGCCGGGCTGGAAACGACCCATGGCGGGGCGCGGTGCCGGAGTTTGAGCCGGTACCGGAAGTGCGGAGTCGGAGGTTCGGGAAAGGAATACTAATAAGCGGAGCCGTGCCATATATTGACGGAAAACTAAAGGCAAAGTCTTCTCCGTTTCAGGATGTATATTTCTCAAACTGGGGAAAGATTTACGCTGGCTACGAAAGCTATGGTGACGTGGTTGGCGTGCCCATCCCATCAATGGTGTCTAATTATGCGATTTACGAGGCCCCGGATATAAACTCGGGGCAAATTGAAGGCGCTAATGTTGAGGCGTGGCCTCAGCCGCTCTTACAACCTCCCAGATGGTGGGATACGGCGCCTGGTGGATATGCAAACTTTGACCAGAGCCAGATATTTGGAGAAACGGCCCCTATGGTGCTATACAGCGGTGGAGCGGGAGCAACTGGAGCCGCTGCATGGGCGTTCGCTTCAAACTTTGACCCTGAGCATCCAAAATTTGCGCGATTTGATCTGACAAACGCCTACAGGGAGGTGCTATCTACGCTTGGATCATCAAAAACAGTCTACCCGACCATAAACATAAATGGAGCAGTTGGATCTGGATTCGCCACCCTGCCGCCACTTAAAAACCCGATAGGCGCCGCCAAGAACTATAACCGGTTCACATTTGAGGCGATATGCGCAGCTGGCGGGGCCGTTCTAGGAATTGACTTTAATAATATCCAGCTTGGCTTGTTCGGAAATAACTACATACTAACAATAGATAAAGCCACAAAGCAATCGGAGGGGCCTCCATTAGCCTCAAGCGTGGCCAATACAAAGGGGCTTATCGATTCCAGTCCGGGAGTCCTGCATCATTACGCGATTACTGTAAACAACGGCAATGCGTTTTTCCATGTTGACGGCAAGCTTGTTGATTCCTATTTTCTGGGCAGTGATTTCTGGACTCATCAAAGACACTACGCGGGCGCCGTGCTTGAGGCTGGTGATCTTCCTATTATGATGAAAGCAACAGTTAGATATTTTTACGAAGAGCAAGAGTTGGTGCAATGGTTTCCCGTAAATTACACTTTTTATGACAGTGGTGGGATTGGTTACACGCCGATCACGACCTACAGTCAGACGCAGGCCATTCCAGGGGACCCACCAGCCGCCATACAGTCGATGCGATTCACTCCCAGGGCTCTCTATCCGGCGCAGGATACGGTCGTTCCCTCCATTATTACTTCGCTGGCATGAACAACGTCCCCGATCAACCGGTCGTCACCATCGCCGAAACCGCTCCCTTGGCGGAGGTGGCGGCATTGCTGCAGCTGGCCAACCGCAAGCGCCTGCAGCAGGCTGAGGAGCGCCGCCGGATGGTGTCCGACGTGCTGAGGCAAGCCGGTAGGCGCTGAGGTGACCGGAAAACTACCGGCGCAACTTGCACCGGTGGCGCGATGCCCCGGAACCGCATGAAGACCAACTGGACCGCTCGCCAACTGCTGGCCGAGCCGCTGAACCGCGTCGAGGATGCCCCTGACGGCGAGCAGGATGGAGGTGGGCAGGATCCCGGCAAGGGCGCCGGTGGCGCTGCTGGCGTTGACGATGACGACCTGGGCCCCGCCGGCCGCGAAGCCCTGAGGAAAGAGCGCGAGGAAAAGCGGGCTCTGCAGCGCCAGCTGGCAGAGCTCAAGAGCATGAGCCCAGAGATCGCCGCGCAGGTGGCGGAGGCAAAGCGCCGCGCTGATGAGGCCGTTGAGCAGCTGCGCCGCGCCGAGGAGGATTCCAACCGTAAGGTCGAGGAAACCCGCACCCGCCTGGAGCAGAAGCACCAGGCCGAGCGTGACGCCCTGCAGGCCGAGCGTGACGCCGCCAAGCGTGCCGCGGAGGAGCTCGCCATCAGGACCGCCTTCAATGAGGCTTTCAACGCCGCCGACGGGCGCCCTGGCGGCGAGGATGGCCTGAGCCATTCTGACGCCGTGTTCATGCAGCTGGCGGGGAACCTGCGCCTGCGCGATGGCAAGACCATCGTGGTGGACAAGGACGGCGACCCGATCCTGGCGGCCGACAAGTCCGGCCCGATCGAGCTGAAGGACTGGCTCAACCTCAAGGCGGACAGCAGCTCCGTCATCGGCGTGCACTTCAAGCCTGTGGGCGGCACCGGCAGCGGCGGCCTCGTCGGCACCCGCGGCTACCGGACCCAGCAGGGCCGGGACCCCAAGGAGCTCGCCAGCATGACCCCCAGCCAGCTGCTCAACAACGCCTACCCCGACTGATCATCGACGGGACCTGCTGAGAACAGCGGGAAAGCTCAGGGCGGACCTGCAGGTGCGATGCCTGCCAGGCCCGCCCTTTCGTTTGGCGCGATGCCAGCGGGGGCGAATCCACCCAGGCCCTGCCTGTCGCCTGCTGCCGCCACGGAGCGATTCCGGGCTGTGCTGCTGCCGCCATGGCCAGAGCTGCAGGGTGCCAACACCAATTCACCCCCATTCATCTTCGCCAAGTGGCAACTCTTACCCTCTGGGAGCAGTTTCAGCTCCGCGCCAGCCAAGGCGCCCCCGAACAGGAACTGGCCGTCCGGGCCGGCATCAACCTGTCCCCCCTCAACGCCATCATCCCCTTCGTCGGGGTGGAAGGCGGCGCTTACGCCTACGGGCTGGAGCGTGAGCTTCCCACTGTTTCCCCTCGCGCCCTGAACGAGGCGAACGACGACAGCCTGGGCCGCGTGACCCAAGAGTCCGAGGTTCTGAAGATCTACGGCAAGGACGTGAAAACCGACCGTGCCGCGATCGACATGTACGGGATGCGTGCCCACCGCCAGCAACTCGACATGAACATCAAGGCCCTGCGCGTTCGCGTGGAGCGTGATTTCATCAAGGGCAACAAGTCCGAGAACGGTGGCCGTAACGCCTCCGGCCTGGAGAGCCTCATCACTGCCGGCTCCAGCCAGTACATCAGCAACCACGCGACAGCCGGCCCGCTGTCGGCCGCCAAGCTGGATGAGCTGATCGACGCCGTTGACGTTCCTCCTGGTGAGAAGCGTCTGGTCGTCGGCAAGGCGATGGGCCGGATTCTCGGCGCCGCCGTTCGCACCCCCGCGTTCGCCGGCAACGTTGACTTCCGCCTAAACGAACTGGGCCGTCAAGCCACGTTCTACAACGATGTGGAGATCATCCGCACCGACGTCGACGAGACCAACACGCCGATTCAGGGCTTCAACGAGCCCAACAGCACCACCAGCATCTACTGCGTGGCGCTTGGCGAAGGTCTCGTGACCGGCATCCAAGGTTTCGTGGATGTGCCCAACGGTGGCCGGCAGGAGGGCCTCAGTGTGTACGACATCGGCGAGATGCACCAAACCCCGCACATGCTCACCCGTATTGCGTGGTACATCAACTTCGTGATGGAGAACAAGCGTGCCGCGGCTCGCTTGGACAAGATCACCAACGCCACCCCCGTCGCCTGATAGTCAGGCAACCCTCAATCCCCTCGCTTTTTTGTCATGCCTCAAGCAACTGGTCTCGCCCCTGTACGGGGGTACACCGTGGACCGCGACGCCGTACTCATTGGCGCCATCCGAGCCGGTGATGGTGCCACCGCTGGCACCCGCGACGGTTCCGCCCGCCTCGTGGCCGACAGCCTGAACCTGGCGGACATGTTCAAGGTCGTGGCCAACGGCGGCGCTTCCAACGCCTCCGGCGGTTACTTCATCGAGGTTGCCCACGTTGATCGCGGCGCTGCCGTCGGCGCCGCCAACCCTGCCGCCTACGTGCGGATCGGCTCCATCAGCTTCCTGGGCACCACTCCCATGGAGTTCGCCATCAGCGGCGCCACGATCGAGGCCCAGGTTCGCGCTGCTGCGTCCCCGGCGATCACCGGTGATGTGCGCGTGGTGGCCATCCGGCTTGTGGCCGGTACCGGCGTCGGCAACAACGGCCTGGCCGCCCCGGCCAACGCCAGCGCCGCCACCATCCACTACCAGCCGTTCTGATCGGCTGCGGGGGCAGGAGGGGCTGGCAATGCGCCGGCTTCGCCTGCCCCTTTTTATCCCTTCGCCATCCCGAGCGATGCCTGAGCTTCAAGTCTTCACCAGCATCACCTTTGACCGGCCAGCCGCCGCCGAGCCCGCAGAGGCGCCGCTGCCTGTGGTCATCACCCCGGCCGATGGGCCTACCGAGCAGGCGGCTCACCAGCCCGACCCCGAGGTGCGGGATGGCGTGGCCAAGGCGCCCAAGCGACGGCCGGAAAACTCTGAGCAGAGGAAGAAGCCATGAGAGTTGTTCTGCCGCCCGCCAATGCTGCATTCAACGCAGCGGCCGGGACCATCACCTTCAGCACGACGATCCCGGCGTCGCTGAGCCACGTTCTTTTCGTGGCCAACCTGACCCGCGGGGTGGTGTACTTTGACCCCACAAACGAAAGCGGCGGCGGATATCTCGGCACGGCCACCTATGCGTCGCCGGTGCTGGGCCTGCAAGGCATCAACACCGCAGAGCACGCCAACGGGGACCGCCTGTTCATCGAGTGGGACGACGGCACGTCCGGTGGCGGGGGTGGCGGCGGCGGAGGCGACGCTTCAGCCGCAAACCAGACCCTGCAGCTAACGGAGCTGCAAGGCATCAACAGCAAGACGCCGGGCCCGCGCACGCCGACGACCACCAGCGTCGCCAGCAGCACCACAAGCGTCACCCTGCTGGCGGCCAACGCGAACCGACGCGGGCTGAGCATCTGCAACGAAAGCACGTCAACAATGCGGTTGTCATTTGCCACGCCAGCAACGGAGGCTAATGAGTTTATGTCGATTGCAGGTCGGTCCGCAGGACTGCAGGCTGGTTTCGTGACGCTTGATAATCAGTTGATAATCCCCAACGCGATCTACGCAATCTGGGATTCTGCTAACGGGTCCGCCAAGGTTACGGAGTACGTCTGATGGGCATGTTTATTCCTCCTGGTATTACCGGTTTCAACCCCGCATCCCCAGGCGCAATAGGCGGCACAACGCCAAGCACCGGGCAATTTACGGGCGTGGGGCTAGGAGGCGCCCCCCCTCGCACTGGCTATGCGGCTGCCGTTGGCTCCGGCGTGTTCTCGCGGGCGCAGATCGTAACCGCTGTCAGCTCCACCTATTCCTGCGACATCCGCACCGGGACGCGGTTCATCCTGTCGGCCGCTATCGCTGGGAACACGACCATCCAGTTCACCAACGTTGCCGATCTGACCACCGGCGCCGGCTTCGCTGAGTACGTCGAATTTCAAGTGGATTTTCGCTATACGTCTGGCATCATCACGGTTTCGGCGGCGGGCTTTACCACAGTCTGGGATGGCAATGCGGCGGCGACGCCAACTGCGGGCGAAATTGAAACCCTGATTGTTCAAGTCACCCCGGCGGTTTCCGGTACGCCGTTGAGTACGCCCACGGTGTATGTGGCGCCGATGCGGGGGAGGATGTGATGCTAGGTCGCAGCTTGCTGCTGAAGGCCAGGCGCTCGCAGCCTGTGTACCCTGACTATGTGCAGGAATACATCGATAGGGTAATTGCTGCGGATGTTGCGGCTGGCAATAACAACGGCTTGGAGGATAAGGTAACCGACGCAATCAGTACGTGCTTGCAGGCGCTGGTGGCCGATGGGATCCTCGGCGTGAGTGGTGGTGCGTTGAGTCAGTCGGCAAGCCTTATCAAGGCAGGGTGTTTTATGATGGGCGCCCGCACGCTATCCGGCGCACTGGTGCCGCTGGCGGCCGACATGCCGGCGCCGACTAATTTTAATCTTACCGGAGCACGTTACAACAGGCGAACTGGGCTACAAGGGGACGGGGCGACAACATACTTAAGCACAAATTACGCTAACAATGCAGACCCGCAAAATAATAAGCACTTAGCGGTCTATGTCACTCAACTCGGTACAACAATCTCACTTTTTCGCTGGTACATGGGTGATGGTGGACTATCTGTCCTAGGGCTCCTTGACAGCAATAAGCATTACGCAAGAATAAACGACAGTAATACCTCTACTCCTGGAAGCGACCCTGCAGAAACAGGCATGATTGGCGTTAGCAGGCAAACCGCAAGCAGCATTAGCTTGCGCCTTGAAAATAATTCCTATAATGTTTTAACTACATCTGTGGCGCCAGACCCCACCGATCACTTTGTTTTTCGTAGAAATGATACAAGTATTCCTGGTTATTCCGATGCACGCCTTAACTTTTACTCTGCCGGCAGAGCCCTAGACCTAGCTATCCTAGGCGCGCAAATTACAGCGCTATCCAACGCCATCCAGGCCGCCATCTCCCCATGACGACCCTCTACAACCCCTCCACCCCCGACCTCTACCCCCGGTCGGTCTACGATTTCCGCGTTGCCTTCCCCGGCCTGGCGGTCGGCGACAACCCACGCGATGAGGACGTGTCCCCCTACGGCTGGCGCGTCGTCGTCCCCACGGATCCCCCTACCCGTGGGCCTGACCAGCGTGTCGAGCAGGCGCCGCAGCCCGAGTTGGTGGATGGCACCTACCGGCAAGCTTGGGTGCTGGTTGACGTGGAGCCACCGCAGCCGCCCGCTGACTGGCTTTCGTTCGCCGGTTGGCTGTACCAGTTCCCGCCGATCGCTGCCGCCATGGATGCCGCACGACTCAGCACCGAACCACAAGGGGAACCGGCAACGACAGGGCTGCCTACGGCACTGGACGAAGCCAGGCTGCGCCAGAACTACCCGGCGTTTTCGCTGACATGGGGCCTGTTCCTGCTGGCCTCCGGGATGCCAGTCGAGGCCCTTGGCGCGATCGTCTCCAAGGCCGGTGAGTGCAACCTGCCAGCTGAGTTCATTGCGGCCCTCCAGCCTACGCCTGATCCCGAGCCATGAGCGACGACCCGACCGCACCCAAGGGAGGCCTGGAATATCAGGTGGGGATGCTCGCCGGGCAGGTGAACAGTATCCTCACCAGCATCAACCTGTGGCAGCAGGGCAATCAGGCCCGGGATCAGCGTGTCGAGACGCTGGAACGGCGCCTGAACACCATCGAGGGCCATCTGGCCACGAAAGAAGACCTGAAGAGCGTCCTCGACAAGCTGGAAGGCTTGTCAACGGCGGTGGCCGAGGGCCGTGGGAAGGACCAGGCTCTCGGGGGCGTCAGCACCCAGGCCGCCGCCTGGGCTGCCGTGGTGGTCGGCGTGAGCTCTGCGGTCATCGCCCTCCTGGCGCTCGTCAACAGCGGCCGCAACACGCGGGAGATCCTGCGCCAGGAGGCTCGTACAGCCCCACCGCCGGCCGTGCAGCTCCGATAGGCCTATTCCAGCGCCGCGGCGCCAAACTGGAGCTGCGCCCGCTGGTACGCCTCGCCGATCTGCCTGGACAGCGGCAGCAGGTCATTCCGGCTTGTGCCGGCCCAGCCGATCATAGTGAGTCGCGAGTCCATCACCTCGAACTTCGTGGCTGTGAGCCGCCGCAGCGCCAGGCCCACGACGCCAGACAGCACGCCAGGGGCCTTGAGCATGGTCCCACCCGGCAGCACCTCAAACCGCCGGCCCTGGATCAGCAGCTGCCCGTCAACATCAAACGTCTGCAGGGGCCCCAGGCGATCGTGATGGCCAATCCGATCCTCAGGGCGGCTGCTCTGAGCTTTCCGCTGGAAAGCTTCGGGGGAGGCCCGAGCGAGATTGACATGAGTCCATTGCCCCGCTGGGTGCCGCCTGCCGCCATGGTCATCGCCAGCCTGGCACTGGTGTACCGCGTGGCCTTCATTGTCGACTGCCGGCGATCCAGCGGCCAGCTGCTGCTCTGCTGGGAACGGGGCCCGCTGGCGTTACCGGCGATCACTGTGGACCAGTGGGGGCAGATCCTGGGCGCGGCCGGGGTGTCCGGCGCCTTGGCGGGCTGGGCCGGCTACAACACCTACAACCCGAGCCTCCGCCGCCGTGATGACTGACGCTCACCTCAGCATTGATGTGGCCGTGGGCTGGCTTCTGGCCCGCTCCGCATGGGCCGCGATCGAGCTCGGCATCATCCGTCCATTCATGGCCGCCTTCGGCCGCGAGGCCTACCGCCGCGCCGATGCCCTCGCCGGCGGTCGGCTTCCCAACCTTCCGCCCACCCAATGAGCAACTCCGCGTCGATTACGTTCCAGCAGCTGTTCCGCTACTACAAGGGCGAGCCGCATCAGATCGCGGCCATCGCCGAGCTTGAGCAGGCCTTCCAGCAGCCCGGTGCCACCTATGCCAGCGTGATGCGACGGGATCGGGACTGGTTCCACACCTGGAGCCAGGCCGGCAAGCAGCCGGAGCCCACGAAGCCACAGCCGCCGGCCGCCATGCAGCTCAAGGTGCCGTACTTCGCTCAGCTGGACAGCACCACGGACCAGGGGCGCCGCATGTGCTTCTCCTCCAGCTGCGCCATG